GTACTCTGTGGCGGCTCCCAGGTCCGGGTTAAACATGCCGCTCACTTTATCGGCCACACCGTCACCCCATGCAGCTCCGGCTTGGAAAGCCTCAGAGGCCCAGCCGTCCGTAAAGGTATCAAAGGTGTTAAAGCCCTCACCAACCTTGCTCCAATCAAGCTCGTTGGTGTTCCAGGCATCGGTAACGCTTGCATAGTCATAGGTGCTCATAGCATCGCCTACATTTTCATAGGCAAAGGTATTAAAGCCCTCATCCCACGCCTCGCTGATGCTCTTGTAACTTTCCTTTTTGCCGTTCAGCTCGTCAATTTTCTTGGATGCAAAATCGAGCCCGGAGGTGTCGATATTTACGCCCATCCAGCCAAGGCATTTGTTGGCCTTTTCGGCCAAAGACTTGATGCCCTGCATTACGGCGTTTACCATACTCCAAAAGCCAATTTGGATGCCGATCCACGCATTGCTAAATGCGGTACCCACATTGCTTGCCGCCGCCTTGAGCACATTCCAAATACCCATACCGAGGTTTGCAAACCAAAGGCCGGTATTTTTGATAATAGCCCAAGCAGCGTGGCCGAGGTTAGCAAACCACAGCCCAATGTTTTTAATTACCGCCCAGATGCTCAAACCGAGGTTTGCAAACCACAAACCAACATTTTTGATAACCTCCCAGGCGGCAATACCGCAGTTAGCGATCCAAAGCCCAATATTTTTGAAAAGGGCTCCCAACCAATAAATTGCACCCATAATCTGCTCAGTAAACATAAAGAATACCACAATAAGTGCAATTACGGCGGCAATGATCCAGGTAATGGGGCAAGCCCACAAAGCCGTATTAAAAGCGGTTTGGCCAACCGTAGCGGCTGCTGTTGCAACCTGCTCTGCGGTCAAGCCTGCGGCCGCCAAAGCGGCTGCTGCCGCCTCCGAGCCCAAGGCTGCTGTGTTTACGCCTGCCGCCTCAGCGGCTTTTAGCGTTGCCTTAGCACTTGCATAAGCTGCAACAGCCTTAATGCCCTCTACAATGGCCGCACCGGCAAGGTAGCCCTTGTGTATCAGCAGGGCTGTGTTGTAGGCGGCAAACGCCGCCACAATGCCCCAGACAAGGGGCCCAAGCGTGCTCCAATTCTTAGCAAAGAAATTGTAAACTTTTACGCCTATATTGAAAACACCCAGCAGAATTTGTGCAAGGAGTGCAAAGCCGTTAAGCAACCCGCTTATGGTGTTTTGCACCTGCTGATCGCTTGCAAGCTCACCGATCTTTTGCAGTACCGGCTCCAGGGATAAGATGGCTTTATCTTTCATCCCGGTCCATACCTGCCCCCAAGTCATAGGCATAGCGTTAAACTTGGTGTTAATATCATCGGCGCAATAAAACATTGCATTTTTGATAATATCGGCGGTAAGTACGCCCTCGGATGCAAGCTCCTTAATGTTGCTGGCATCTATCTTTTCAACCTCGGTGAGGTATCGCTTGATGTTTGCAACAATGGGCTGTGCATTATCGAGCACGGCGTTTAACTCCTCACCCTGGAGCTTGCCTGCGGCAAGTGCCTGGGTAAGCTGGAGCATTACGCTATCCACGCCCGATGCAGAGGTACCGGCTACAACAAAAGACTTGTTAAGCAGCTCCGTAAAAGCAATAAGCTCATCGTTACTGCTGAAAGCATCGCCCGCCTGCATACCGAGTTTTGAAACGGCATCGGCGGTGGTTTGATACGCCGCCCTTGCCCTCGTAGCAGATGCACGGATCTTTGCCTCCAAACTGTCAACGGTGTTGTTATCGTCAACCATAAGGTTAAGGCGTGCCTCTGTTTGGGCTTGGGTGTCCGAAAGCTCCACCAAAGAGCCGAGTGTTTTCATACCGAGGTACGCAGCCGCAACGCCCTTGAGCTTGCTCAAAAGGCCACCGGCACTCTTGTTGCCGGAGTTTAATTGCTTGTTTAGGGTGCTTTGCTGATCGTTTATCTCACGATAATTACGCTCCATTTCGTCAAGCTGTGCATTAGCACGCCCAATTTCCTGCCTTGCTTGGGCAATATCTTGGGTGTTTATAGCCTGCCCGGAGGCACGCTGTACGGCCTCAAAGTTGTTTAACATCAACCCCATAGCCTTGTTAATGCGCCTCAGCGTGGAGGTCATACCATCGTTTAACACGAGGGAAGATCTTACAGCTCCCATAAGTACCTCCTTTCCGGCAAAGCAACAGCAGGACCGTTAAGGCCCTGCTGTTATCGCCGTTTTGCTTTTCGTTTTGCCGCTGCTGCCTCTTGCTTTTCTTTTTCAACCCGTACATCAATGGCGGCAATTACAAACGCCTGCTCATACGGATCCATAGCCAAAAACTCAGAGGGTTTCCAGCGGAATTTGTGGAGGGCATAATAGGCATAATTAGCCTCTGGATCGCCCTCCGTTATTAGTTTTTTGCCTCATCCACCATTTCGCCCATATCGGTAAAGCCGTTGAGCTCCAGGATAGTGGAAATAAGCTCATCAAACTCACCGGGCATAAGCATAGCAGAAATAAGCTGCTCGGCGCCCATAACGCCGTAGCTTTCCTGCAATTCGGCGTTGTTGAGATCCGGGAACACCACGCACTTAACAGCCAGCTTGGCCTGGTAGGTTGCGGTGTCAAACTCCTGCGTGTACTGGCCACGCTTGCCGTTTACCGGCACGCTTTTCATACAGCTTTTGCGGAGCTTTTGGTTTTCACCCGCAGTAATAGCGGCAAGCTCCCACTCAAGGGGCTTGCCGTTATCAACAAAGCGGGGGGATGCTACAAATTTGCGGTTATCAGCCTTTTTGGCGTTCTGTGCGAAAAATGCACTCAAAGTATTAGCCATTTCGGTATGTCCTCCTTATTTTCTTTGGCTTACATATAAGCCGGGTTTTTGTACTTTTCGGGGCGTGTGATGCTGTTAGCAAAACCGCTGATCTCCTGCTCAATGAAATCATCCTCGGAGCCTGCCAACGAAAGCAGCACATCACCATCAAGCACGCAATCATTGTACACCTTAGAGGTGCGGCCCATAGAGGTTGCAGGATCCTCGTTAGAGGTCTGGATGTCCATAGTGGGCATAACGCCGGTGCTCATAAATTCGTCAAGCACATCGTCAAAAATCTCGGTGCACTTGTAAATGGTCATAGTGAACGAAAGCTCAACCGATGTGGGCTTTTTGCCCATAATGATGGAGCCCATACGGGGCACATCCTGGTTGGAAATGCTGGCCTTGCCCTCAAAGTTCTTACACATAAGCATAGCGTAACGCTTGCCCTTGAGGGTAACAAAAACCTCTGCATATTTCGCAACCGGTGCATCGTTGGTTGCCATTACATTTTTAGTGTTCATTTATGCCGCCTCCTTTACTGAATAATAACGCTCATATAGAGCTGGCTCATCGCATTTACGATGTTAAGGCCGTTAATGGTGAGCAGTACAGCCTTTTTGTTATCGCCAACCTCAACCGTTACCGTGTCGCTGTCAAAGTCCTCAACCGCACGGATGCGCTCAAGTTCCTGTACGAGCTTAACGATGTCATTCCAAAGCGTTGCACGCCCGGAGGCATCATTCGGTACCTGGCCAACATAGCGGGTGTTAAAGAGCACCGCAACATCGTTGGCGATCTGGTCGCAAACTCTCACGGTCTGGTTGCTCTGGAAAATTGCACCCTTTTCCTCGGTGAGGGTAACAAGGGTGTTAATGTCCTCAAGCACACGCACCGTGCCGTTTACATTGTGGAGCATAAACTTGCCCGCCTTGATGCAAGCCTCAAGCTCAGCCTGGGTGTATTCCACATCCACGATAAGCTCACCGTCATACTCCGTATTGGTGAGGGATCTGTTGACAGCCACGCCCGCCTGTGCACCAGCCACCCAATAAACAAGGGCGTGCTTATCCACAGAGGCAATGGATCCGTGGCTTGCCTCGTTCCATACACCGATAACGCCCTCATAATCAGCCTTGGGCTGCCAAGCCACCAGCTGAGCCTTGGAGCCGAGGGTATCACGCACACGCTCATTAAACTTGGCGTAAAGCGTTACCGTGGTTTCATCCTCAGCAGGGCAGCAAAGGGCGTTGTATGCGTAGCTTTCAATGGCATCAAGGAAAGCCTGGTGATGTTCACCGGTGATGCTTGCACAGTTTGTGCCGCCGGTCATATTCTTGCCCGCAGTTTCTGCAAGGGTTGCATCCTTTTTGAACACAACAAAAGCGTTGTCAACAAGGTTGGATGCACCTGCAACGGTCTGGGTTTCAAAGAATACGCCGCCCACATAGGTGCTAACATCAAAAGCTGTGGGCTCGTCAACATTCTTGGTAACAACAATGCTGATGTCATTACCACGAGTGCCGGGGTGCTTTGCGGTGCCGTAGTCATTGGCAGCCTTAACACCGCCCGTGCCCAAGCGGTAACAGTACACTTTGGTTGCGTGGCAGAAAATCTCACGCAAAGCAAGCATTTCCGGGGCATCGTAGCCATAGCCGAAAATGATCTTGCTGTTTTTCTGGAAATCGCCGGAAGTAACCTCAAAAACGGTACCCTCCGGGCCCCAATTCAGCACAAAGGGGGCTGCCGCAATGCCTCTGTCGGAAAGAGCCGCAGTAGCCTTGGCCAAACTGGAAAAATTGATATAAGTACCCGGCATTACCTTGTTTTGGGTAAGCCAAGTGCCGCCACCGTGTGCCATATTATTTTACCTGTCCTTTCATATATTTTTCGATCAACGCATCCACCTGTGCGGTGGTGTAGGTCTTGCCATCATCAAGCAGGGCGTTGAGAATATCCTGCCTGTTGGCATATTTCTTTGAGGCAAGCAGCTGTGCCTTGTTGTACACAGGAGCCGCAACCTCAGCATTGGCTTTTGTTGCCATAGCGTTAAGCCTCCTATTTCATTTTTATTGTTTCCATTGCATCCCCGTCTGCCGGTGTATAGACAAAGTGGGGGTACCGCACAATACAATGCAGCACACCATCCTCAATGTTAGTGTCAAACCCCGTGCCGTGCACCTTATCACCCAGCGGGGTGGTTATGGTGCCAAGCACCTGCGGCAAGAGGTTTGCCTTATCCAGGCACTCCTCACGCCCGCCGTTTTCGGTGGGGTAGTAAATCACATCAAAGGTAATACTGCGGCTTGCACGGATGCCCATTTGCCCGCTGTGTTGCGGGGTAATCGGCAGCACATTGAAATCACCGGGGTGCAGGTCTTGCTTAACGGTCCTGCCGTGTATCTGCACCGCTGGAAACGCACGATGCAAGGCAAGCGTAACACCGTCAAAAATGCCGTTGTAACTTAACTCAGCCATTAAATACCTCCCGGAGTAATTGATCAAGTTTCCGCTGTATTACTGCCGGAGCCATCCGTTGCAGATCCTCCTCCGATAAGGTGAGGAAATACTGCCCATCAACCCACGATGCTGTAAGGCGTTTGCCAATGGCGGGTACAAACCGCCCCGGTGTCTGCCTGTGCCCAAATTCCACATAGCTTGCATACTCCACGGGGTTTATAACCTCAATGGTGTATGTGTTGCCGGCTTTTGAGATCGGCAGGCTTTCCGCATAGCTCTTGGCTCCGGCGTTTTTGCCGCCGGTCCATCCACGCCTCAGCGTGCCACCCTTTTTGCCTGTTTCGTTTGGGTAATCACCAACAGGGGTGCGGGGTATAACGAGGGCAAGCAAACGGGCTGCAAGCTCTTTTGATACATCCCTGCAAAATTTATCAAGATCAATTTGCTCCAGCTTTTGGAGGCGATCCTGTAATTGCTTGAGCTGTTCAAAATCAGCGTTGCCCCATTTTGCCATTACGCCCACCCCTTAAAGAGCTCAAGCGGTACCTCTTTGTGCGTAGAATACACGGCAGGCACGCCGCTTTGCTCGTACACCCCTGTGGCGCCCTTTTGTGTTACGGTGATTTTAGATCCTGCCGGGAGGGAAACAGCGGGATCAATAAACAGCGTAACGGTTTGCTTTGTTTGGGCGGCGCCGTTGGAGGGCTCCGTTA